GAGCCAGCATTTAAGTCAGCTCAGGTTACTGATATTGCAGCGGAAGAATCTGCTGTAGAAGAATCAAACCAACCAACAGAAAGCGAGACAGCAACCGTGGAAGAAACCACTCCAGCAGTCGAAGCAACACCAGTTGAAGCACCAGCGGTTGAAGCTGCTCGCCCAACTGTTTCAGCAGCATACTTTACAAAGCCACGCATCGAACTGACAGCAGCTAAGTATGCAGAAAACACAATCCGCGCAGCACTAGGTGACGAAGATGCTCGCCAGTACCTACGCGCAGCTGATGACACATCAGACAACGCTGGTCTAGTACCAACACGCCAACTATCTGAAATCATCAACCCACTAGGCACAACAATCCGTCCTTCAATCGAAGCAATCTCACGTGGAGTATTGCCAGATGCAGGTATGACATTTGAGATCCCAAAGATCACAGCAATGCCAACTGTTGCAGTAGCAGCAGAAAACGCAGCATTCTCTGACACAGATCAGAACTCCTCTTACCTATCAGTAGATGTAAAGAAATATGCAGGACAGCAGACATTCTCTGTTGAATTGCTAGATCGTACATCTCCAGCATTCTTTGATGAGCTAGTACGCAACATGGGCGCAGCATACGCAAAGGCAACAGATGCAGCAGTAAACGCAGCAATTATCACAGGTGCATCACTAGATGCAACAACCACAGCAACATACCCAACAGCATCAGAACTTCTCGGAGTTGTTGCTCGCGGTGCAGCTTCTGTCTACAACGCAACACTTGGTCTATCAAATCCATTCGCTCGTAACATGATTGTAAACACAGCACAGTGGTCAAACATCATGACACTTAACGATTCTGGACGTCCTATCTACACAGCTTCACAGCCACAGAACGCAGGCGGTGCAGTATCACCTACAGCACTACAAGGCAACGTAGCAGGTCTAAACCTATACGTAACACCTAACACTGCTTCAGGTACAGATACAGATGGTTCAATCTTGATCGTGAACCCAGATGCTTACACATGGTACGAGTCACCAAACTACCGACTACGTGCAGAATCAACAGCAGCAGGTTCAATCACAATCGGCTACTACGGCTTTGGAGCAATTGCTACTAAGGTCGGCGCAGGCGCATTCAAGAATAACAAGGCGTAAGCCACACTAAGTCGCTCTAGGGGGTCAGTAGCCCTCTGATCCCCTAGAGTCTTTAGAAAGGAATGGGAATGGCACTAACAACAGTTTCAGAACTCCGCAGCACTCTCGGAGTCGGTACTTTGTATACTGATGCCGTCCTTCAAGAAGTATGTGACGCATCTGATGCAGTCCTGCTTCCAATGCTATGGAACAACTACACATTTAATGTGGGACACAGCAACACAACAACAGAGGGCACACTATATTTTGATGAATATATAAAAAATGTTTTTTATGTAGGTCAAACAGTAACTATTACTGGTAATGGCGCACCACATAACGGATCTAAAGCGATTACTGGTATGAGCGATACATCTATTACTTATGCGGTGACAGGTTCCCCAACAGCACAACCTCGACATACAGTTACACCTTTTGGACAAGTTGCAGTTGTCGCAACAGTTGATTACACAACCGATGCAGCAGTCCAAAACGCAGCTCTTATGATATCTGTTGAAATCTGGCAAGCGCGTACTGCCACCCTTTCGGGCAGCAACGCAGTGGATTTCCAGCCAAGCCCTTATCGAATGTCAGCACAGCTGCTCGCTAAGGTGCGAGGATTGATCGCACACGCACTAGATCCGCGCTCGATGGTGGGCTAATGCCTCCAGTCGCAATAACAACTCTCCGCACTACTTTAGCCACCGCGCTAGTAGATAACACTAAGTGGCAGACTTTTGCATTTCCTCCAGCCACAGTATTGGCTAACTCAGTTATTGTCAGTCCAGATGATCCTTATCTGACGCCTAACAATAATCAGCACATCACTATCAGCCCAATGGCTAACTTCAAAATTATTATCACAGTGCCTTTGTTTGACAATGAAGGCAACCTCAATGGCATAGAAGATGCAGCTTGTGGCGTGTTTGCTAAGTTAGCAGCATCATCTCTAGTCTATAATGTAAGCGCAATCAGCGCACCAAGTATTCTCAACGCTGCATCGGGTGACCTACTCAGCTGTGAGATGTCCGTATCAATCCTAACAAGTTGGAGTTAATATGTCCGAGTGGGAACTAGAAAACGAAGCCTTCCTGAAGAAAATCGGGCAGGTAGCACCAGCAACACCTAAGCCAGCAACTAAGAAAGAAGAGGAATAATTCATGGCTATATTTCTAAATAACAATGTGGGCGTGAAGATTAACTCTGTTGATCTTTCAGACCATGTCACAGCAGTAACGATCAACCGCGTATTTGATGAGCTAGAAGTTACTGCAATGGGTGACACAGCACACAAGTTTGTAAAAGGCTTGGAATCATCATCTGTAACAATTGATTTCCTAAACGACACAGCATCTGCAAATGTATTGGCAACATTACAGGCAGCATGGGGTACAACTGTTACAGCTGTATTCCTACAGACAAAGGGAACAGCAGTTTCTGCTACTAACCCTCTTTATACTGTTTCATTACTAGTCAATAACACTACAGACATTAATGGTGCAACTGGTGATATTGGCATGCAGTCAATCACTTTCACTGCTAACTCAACAATTGCAGTAGCAACTACAGGATCATTCTAAACAACTAAATTAAGGGGCTAATCATGGCAAGACTAAAGATCGTTCGTACAGATGGAAGCGTATTAGAAGGCGAAATCACTCCAGCAGTGGAGTATTCGTTTGAGCAGTACGCTAAAAAGGGTTTTCATAAGGCTTTCCGTGATGAGGAAAAGCAATCGGATGTTTATTGGCTTGCATGGGAAGTCACACGCAGATCAGGTGAATCTGTTAAGCCATTTGGGATCGACTTCATCGAGACACTTAAATCCGTCTCGGTGGAGGACTCAGACCCTTTAGCTTAAAGCGCGATCTTCCGTTCACCTATCTAATTGCTAGGCTAAGCATTAGGTTAGGGATCGCGCCACAGCAATTATTAGAAATAGATCGCACAATGCTCAATGCATTGTTTGAAGCGTTAAAGGATGAGGCAAAGGAGTCAGCAGATGCCAGCAAGCGTCAAAGGCGGCGTTGAACTCCGTAAAGCTCTTAAAACCTTCACGCCTGATTTAGCAAAAGCTTTGCCAAAAGAAATTGCAGCAGCTCTAAAGCCCATAACTAAATCTGCTAAAGGTTATTTACCTGACAATTCTCAAGTGTTAAGCGGATGGCTTGCTAGACCCAATTCTCAATCTACCTTTCCTGCTTATGATGCAAAAATTGCTCGAGCAGGTATTGGCTATAAGACAACACCTTCAAAAGCCAATCGTAGGGGTTTCCGATCTTTAGCTAGAGTATTTAACAAAAGTGCAGCTGGTGCAATTTATGAAACTATGGGTCGTAAAACACCAAGTAGCAGATTCGTTCAAAATCAATCTAATAAATACGGATCTGTTATGAAGGGTGATGCCAAAATGGAAGGTCGTGCCCTGTTTCGCGCTTATGAAGAAAATCATGGCAAAGCCAGAGATGCTGTCATCAAAGCAATAAAATCTGCTTCAACTAAACTTAATCAACGCTCTACTGTGAGAGGTTAATTATGGCAGACATTATTATTGATATTGCCTCGGAATTTACTGGGGCAAAAGCTTTCACTAAAGCACAATCAGCAACGGCAAAATTGGAAAAAGGCGTCAAACGATTAGGTCGTACTTTAGGAATTGGATTATCAACAGCCGCAGTTTTGTCCTATGCAAAAGCATCTGTAAAAGCAGCTGCAGCAGATCAAAAAGGACAACAACAATTAGCATTGGCTCTAAAGAATGTCGGACTTGAACGAGATGCTGCTAATTCAGAAGCTTATATTCAACGCTTACAGAGCGAATTCGGCGTTGTCGATGATTTGCTTCGTCCTGCTTATCAAAGACTAGCAGTAGCCACCCATGACACAAATGAATCACAAAAGTTACTAAATCTATCTTTAGACATTTCAGCGTCAACTGGCAAGGATCTTGAGTCGGTCACTTCTGCTCTCAGTAAAGCTTATCTAGGATCTAACACAGCACTTTCTAAATTGGGCGTAGGCATATCCAAAGCAGATTTAAAGGCTAAATCTTTCAGTGATATCGTTGATCAGTTAACTACCACTTTTGCTGGATCTGCAAAGGCAGCAGCTAGTACCTATCAGGGATCTATCGACAAGTTAGGCGTAGCGTCAAACAATGTCAAAGAAATCATTGGCATTGGAATAATCGATTCATTAAAACTTTTGGCTCAAGATCAAAGCATCGATGTTGCAACTAAAAAAATGGAAGCCTTTGGAACCGCTACAAATGAAACTTTAGTAGGAATTTCATCATTGTTGTCTAAACTTAAAAACAACAAATTAGGTGGAGCTGTATTAGGTACATTAGGCGATGTTTTAGGAAATCTTCAACCTTTTGCTTTATTTCGCAAAGAAGGTAAAACTGTAAATGCTAAGAAAACTGCAGGTGGTCCTTCAGGACCTCCATCCAGTTTGTTGGCAAGTTTTCCTCAATCTTCAACTAAAAACGATAAAGTTGCTAAAGATACTTTAAAAATAAATCAACAGTCTTTAAAGCTTGCTAAGGCTAAAGCAACTTTTGACCTACAGAAAATTCAGATTGAAGCTGCCCTAAAAGGTAAATTGTCGGAAGAAGATGCAATCCGTCTAAAGCTCATGAAGGCTATTGAGGAAGAAAACCTCACCAATATTGAAAAATATCAAAAGGCTTTGACTGTAGCGCAAGATAAATCAAAATCATTAAGTGATCTTTTGGCCAGCATTAAATTATTAGAAATTAAAGACCTTTTTGGTGAATGGAAGATTGATCCCGTAACGGCTGCAATTAATGCTTTGACTACTTCAATTGGTGGGGTCAGCACCCAGATTCAAGCCAGTGGCAAAGAATGGTCATCATTTGCTTCCACTGTTGGCAATACAATTATTAAACCAAATCTTACTGAATTTACATCATCATTTGGTGCAGCAGGTTCAGCAGCAACAGCAGCAGTAGAAACAGCACTTAAAGCCCAACAAGATTCATTGAACTCACAAACTAAAGCTGCACAAGATGCATTAACAGCAGGATCTAAAGCACAGCAAGATGCATTTGCAGGACAGTTAAAAGCGCAGCAAGATGCTTTGACTGCTCAATCTGCTGCTCAACTAACAGCTTTAAAAGCCCGTTTAGCAGATGAAGCAGCAGCTTACAAAGAAGCAGCAGATGCAGCAGCTGCCTTATTTGATGCAACTGGTGTTTTAGGTACTAATGATTATGCTACTCGTAACGCTGGAATGTTGGCATTACAAGCCGCTGAGCAAGCCAAAGCAGCACAAGCAGCTTTAGCGGCAACAGAGCAAGCTCTAGCCAACAATGCGGGTAATGCCACTAGTGGATCTAAAATTGAAATCACAGTCAATGCGGGTATTGGAGATCCAAACGCAATTGCAGAGGCTATTCAAGAAGTTATTAACGCTGCCTACCAAAGAGGCACGATAGATCTACAGGCTATAGCGTAATGGCATGGGTTCCAGCATGGCGTGTCACCGTTGGTGATGATGTATTTACAACGGTAACTTCTGTATCTTTTGCTTCTGGTCGGCTAGACATTGACAAACAACCCACGGCAGGTTACTGCAGAGTAGAGATCATCAACACAGATGGCTCGCCTTTTACTATCAATGTTACAGAGGCTATAACACTAGAATTAAAAAACTCAAGCGGTACTTATGTCACTGTCTTTGGTGGCGAAGTCTCAGATTTTAATGTTGGTGTTAGAAGCCCAGATGAAACGGGCTTTATTACCTATGGAGTCGTTTTAGGCGTTGGATCACTAGCTAAAGTCACTAAGGCTGTTTATAACACAGCTGTGGCAGAAGGCTT